CTACGTCACGATGGAAGTCGAGGAGGGCGAGGGCAACGCGCCGTACATCGTCAGCGTCGACAAGACGACGGGCAAGGTACTTGCAGTTTATCGCAACTGGGACGAGGAAGACGAGGCCCGCGACGAGATGTACTGGTTCGTCGAGTTCCCGTTCATCCCGTGGCGCGGTGCGTACCCAATCGGCCTGCCGCACATGATCGGCGGCCTGAGCGGCGCGGCCACCGGCGCGCTGCGTGCGCTGCTTGACAGTGCGCACATCAGCAACAGCCAGACCATGCTCAAGCTCAAGGGCGGCACGGCAGGCGGGCAGAGCCTGTCGCTGCAGCCGGGCCAGACCGAGGAGATCGAAGGCGGCCTGAACGTCGACGACGTGCGCAAGCTGGCCATGCCGCTGCCGTACAACCCGCCGTCGCCTGTGCTGTTCAGCCTGCTCGGCTTCTTGGTCGACGCGGCCAAGGGCGTTGTGCGCACGTCGATGGAAGACATCGCCGACGGCAACCCCAACGCACCAGTCGGCACGACGCTTGCCAAGCTGGAGCAGGGCGCAGTCGTCTACTCCGCGATCCACAGCCGTCTGCACGACGCAATGGGCCGCATGCTGCGCATCCTCGATCGGCTCAACGGCTTCAATCTCGACGACGAGAAGCTGCAGAAGGAGGCAGGCGAGGAGCTGGCGACACGCGCAGACTTCGACGGCGTCCTCGACGTTGTGCCAGTCAGCGACCCGAACATCTTCTCCGAGGCGCAGCGCTACGCGCAGGTGCAGGCAGTGGCGCAGCGCGCCGCCGCCATCCCCGGCATGTACAACATGCGCAAGGTCGAGGAGCGCATCCTCGAGACGCTGAAGGTGCCGAACGCGAAGGAGCTGCTCAACCCAGCCGTCGAGCCGTCGGAGCAGAACGCAGTGAACGAGAACGTCGCCGCATCGCTCGGTCGGCCCGTCACCGCGTTCCCGAACCAAGACCATCTGGCGCACTTGCAGACGCACATTGCGTACCTGATGTCGCCGACGTTCGGCATGAACCCAGTCTTCGCGCCGGTGTACATCCCCGCCATCCTGAACCACATCAAGGAGCACGTCGCGCTGTGGTACGCCAGTAGCGTATTCGACGTGTCGACCGATGCACTGGGCGGCGAGGATCTCGGCGACCTGATGCGCGACATGGAGCCGAAGGACGTCGAGGGCCGCAAGGCGCTCGATCGCATGTTGGCCGAGGCGTCGACGACTGCGTTGACCGAGGGCGGCCAGTTGTTCGCGCAGATACCGCAGATCATCCAACAGGCGCAGCAAGTCATGCAGCAATTCCAACAGCCGCCGATGCAAGACCCGCGTCTGGCATTGGAAGGCCAGAAGCTGCAGCTCGATCAGCAGAAGATGCAGGCCGAGCAACAGGCCGACGCGCAGCGCGCACAAATCGATGCGCAAACCGAGGCACAGCGCATGCAAATGGATGCGCAGCAAATGCAGATGGATGCCCAGAAGATGCAGATGGACGCACAAATGGGCGCGGCCGAGCTGCAGGCGAAGGTCACCATCGAGCAACAGAAGCAGCAATCCGAAGACGCACGCACGGCCGCCGAGCTTCAGGCCCGCATGGCCATGAACCAGCAAGACAATCAGACCGCAATGGCATTGGCGCAGGCCGAGATCCAGAGCGGCGAGAACTTCGCAGTGTCAACCGGCACTGGGATAAACCCGCAACCATAGGAAGGAAGCGACATGAAGAACGACGCAGCACTGAGCAAGGGCAAGGCCAAAGGCAGCTTCACTGCCGATAACACCAACATGCACAAGCTCATGAAAATGGGAATGGACCCAAAGACCGCAGTAACTGGTAGTAAAAAGACACCAGCATGAAGATAGAAATGCTGCTCCAGCGCTTGGAGACTGAGCAGGCAAGGCTTGCACGGGAAGCGCTGGAGCACCCCTCGGGCCGAGAGCTGTTCGACTACGGTCGGGCTGTCGGCATGTACGCGGGGCTTGAGCACGCGAAACGAACTCTTATCGACATGGTCGCCGAGAGGGAGACGAAAGACAGGTTTTTATAAAGGAGCGCACATGCAAGAATTAGCGAATAAAGTAGACTTCGGTTACGCCAGCGTGGACGAGGCATTCCCGCCTTGCGAGCCGGGCATACACCCATTTGGCAGCCGCGTGTTGGTGCAGATCCGCACGCCGAAGGCCAAGACGAAGGGCGGGATCATCCTGACTTCGGAGACACGCGAGACGGACGCGTGGAACACCCAGATCGCGAAGGTGATTTTGGTGGGAGAACTTGCGTTCAAAAACCGTACGACAATGGACCCGTGGCCTGAAGGAAGCTGGTGCAAGCCGGGCGACTTCGTGCGCGTGCCAAAGTACGGCGGCGACCGCTGGACCGTCAAGACGACCGATGGCGAAAATGAAGCGCTACTGGTAATTTTCAACGACCTCGATCTTGTGGGCAAGGTGACCGGCGATCCGCTGACCATCAAAGCTTTCATATGATCGATAAGGCTACACAGAAGGGAGCCGGTTTATGACTGACAATACACTCAAAGAAGACGACGAGCTAATCCCCATCGAGACCCCGCCCGAGGAGAACGAGGAGGACAGCAAAGTCGAGGCCGACACGTCCGAGGACGATGACGACGAGGAAGACGATCGTCTGGCCGAGAGCGACGAGGACAACGACGAAGAGGTGCGCACTGGCCGCAACCGGCGTCGCCAACGTCGCCGCGACATCCATCGCCGCGCTAGGGAGACCGCCGAGGAGAAGATCCGTCTCCTTGAACAGCAGAACGCAGAAATGCTTCGCCGTCTGTCGTCCGTTGAGGGGCACGCGATGAACAGCAATGCGCAGACGCTCGACGAGCGTTTGGCAAAGGCGCAGCGCGACATCCAACAGGCAGAGCACTTCATCGCCAAGGCGACTGAGGCTGGCAATGGCGAGGACGTCGTTGCGGCAATGCGTATCCGCGATCAGGCGATGGCTGAGACAAACCAACTGCAGCAGGCGCGTCAGCAGTTTGAGGAAGCGCGCAAGCAGAGCGCGTCGCCGCAGGTCAACCCTGCCGTCGTCAACTACGCCAAGGAGTGGATGGCTGCCAACTCATGGTACGACCCGTCGGGCCGTGACCGCGACAGCGCACTGACCAAGGCCATCGACAACGAGATCGTGCAGGAGGGCTACAACCCCGCCACGCGCGAGTATTGGGAAGAATTGACGGCCCGAGTGGCGGACGCGTTGGGTGAAGCAAACCCAGCTCCGAAGCCAAAAAGGCGCGGCCCGCCAACCGGAAATACACGGGAACACGCGCCCGTAAGCACAAAACGCGAAATATACGTGACACCAGAGCGGAAACAGGCTATGATTGAGGCTGGAGTGTGGGACGACGCCACACTTCGCCAACGCTATCTTAAGGCGTATCAATCGTATGATGCTGGTCCGGCTCGCTAACTAGGAGTGAGACAAATGACAGATAATACAGAAGATAGCCGCCTTAAGAAAGCACCGGAATTCGACGTTGTTGGACGCCGCGACACGAGACGCACGGAGACCCGAGAGGTTACCGAACGCCGTGAGACAAGCGAGGACGACCGACTGGAGATGTTCCGAAACCAACTGTTTAACGACGCACTACCTGATTTGCCCGAGATACCGGGGTATCACTTGTGCTGGCTTACTACTACCAACCCGCGTGATCCTATTCACCGGCGTACACAGCTCGGCTACGAGCCAGTGAGGCCCGAAGAGGTTCCCGGAATGGAGTATGCCTCGGTCAAAACCGGCGAGTATGCCGGTATGATTGCCGTTAACGAGATGCTTGCGTTTAAGCTGCCCTTGAGCCTTTACGAACGGTTCATGCAGGAAGCTCACCATGATGCTCCGCTACGCGAAGAGGACAAATTGGCTGAAGTCGCAGAAATGATGCGATCAGACGCCGAGCGAGCCGGTTCAGCGCTACTTGAGGGTGACGGCATGCAGGACATGCGTGAACATAAGCCGCGACGGGGGATTTTCTCCTAAGCGGTCAACGCAACTCAATCAAAGGTAAATGGACATGAGCACAGTTTCTCAACCGTTCGGCCTTCGTCCTTCGTATTCGCCAAGTGGTGTGGTTCGCCCCACCGCGTACACGATTGCATCGGGCTACAGCGCGAACATCCTGCAGAGCCAGCCAGTTAAGATTGGCACTGACGGGACCATCCAAGCAGCCGCCATCGGCGACCGTTACATCGGTACGTTCCAAGGCGTTGAATTCACCGACAGCGACGGCCGTCGTCGCGTAAGCAACAAGTGGACAGCCTCTCAGGTTGGTACCGACGTCGTTGCATACGTCACGCTCGACCCAAGCATTGTCTATGAAATTCAGGCAAATGGTTCGATCGCCGTGACCGACATCGGCAAGCAAGCGGACTTCACAGTAATCACTGCAGGATCGACCGTAACAGGTCTGTCGGCGATGATGCTCGACACCGCAACGCTGACCGACACCGGTAACGCGCAAATGCGCATTATCGACCTCGCACCGGCACCAGACAACAACTTCGGCGACAACTTCACGATTGTTCAAGTTCAGGTTTCTGAGCATCAGAACGTCGCTGATCGCGCCGCGTACTAAGGAGGGCTTGAACAATGGCTACCCCAATGAGAAGTACAGACTTCCGCTCCATCGTTGAACCAATCCTAAACGAAGAGTTCAACGGCATCTATGACCAACGCGCTGACGAATGGTCGCAGGTCTTCAAAGAGTTCAAGGGCATCCCTCGTAACTACCATGAAGAGCCTGTCCTGTTCGGCTTCGGTGCCGCGCCAGAATTGCCAGACGGCATGCCTGTCACGTACCAATCCGGCGGCGTGCTGTTCATCCAGCGCTACGTGTACCGCGTCTACGGCCTTGCCTTTGCATTGACAAAGGTTCTGGTGGAAGACGGCGATCACATCCGTATCGGCCAGACCTACGCTCGTCACCTTGCGCAGTCGCTGATCGAAACCAAGGAAACCCTTGGTGCCAACATCCTCAACCGCGCATTCAACAACGCGTTTGCAGGCGGCGACGGCGTATCGCTCGTTAACACGGCTCACCCAACTGCCGCAGGCACGTTCTCGAACCAGCTCTCGACCGCTGCGAACCTTTCGCAAACGTCACTTGAGCAGTTGCTGATCCAGATCCGCAACGCGGTAGACAACAACGGCAAGCGCATCCGCTTGACACCTAAGAAGATCGTTTCCGGTCCTTCGAACGTGTTCCAAGCTGAAGTATTGCTGAAGTCCGCACTGCGTGCAGGCAC